TATGAAGTAGCTAATGGAAAATATGAATTAGAGTTGGATTATCCTTTAGGAACTAGATTTGATGAATATTTTGAAAATGACTATCAAATAAAAGCAAAGCCAAACGATCAAGAAGAGTATCATATCTTTTTTATTGATGATAAAGATATAGATACTTTTTTAAATACAGTAACTATTTATGCTCAGAGTCGTACAAATCGACTTGGAAGACGGGTAGTCACTCTTGTGGAAGTGGACTCTAAAACTGGTCAAGAAGCGATATCAATTATTGAAACTAAAATGGATAAAAAATCTGACATACGACTTTATTCTGATATTACGGCTGTTTCTAGCACAATCTTTGAAGCGAGAAATGTTTTAAATTGTATTGCTGGTGAACAAGGATCATTGCTTCAATATTGGGGCGGAGAAATTAAACGTGAACCATTTAAGCTTTCTTTGTTAAAGCGAAGAGGTCGCAATAATGTTGGAACGATTCGGTATGGAAAAGATATGTCTGGTTTGAAGGTCAAATTAGATTGGACAGGTATAAAAACAAGAATTATTCCATATGCTGATCCTCAAAGTGAAGTAGGTACGACTAATCGAATTTATGGTTCGCCAGTAGATAGTGCCTATATTAATAACTATCCTGATGTCTATACAGAACATGTTCAGTTTACAGAAGAACAAGGAGTAAAAGACATTAAGAGCTTAAATAAAATAGCTAAAAATTACTTTAAAACGATCAATCCTGGCTGTGATAAGCCTAAAGTTTCTATTACGGTTGAATTTGATAAGTTGACTGATAGTGAAGAAGCGAAAGAATTTGCGAAGATTAGAAATTATGGTCTGTTTGATACATTTAAAATATATCATAAAAAATATAATATTTATCTTGAATCAAAGGTTAGTGGACTACAATACGATTCTTTATCTGAAAAAACTTTGAAATTAGAAGCAGGAGACATTCAAGTTGCTTTTTATCAGCAACAAGCTGTAACTATTCAGGATAAATTAAAAGATTATGCAACGAATAATTATATGAGTGATTTTAATGATTATGTTTCTTCAATGATTACAGGTCAAGGCAGTGCAGGAGGATATGTAGTTTTATGGCCAAAAGAAAAACCTTCCAACATCTTTATTATGGATAATCCAGATTTAGAAAAGGCAAGAGAAGTACTAAGAATGAATAAAAATGGGATTGCTTTTTCTAAGAAAGGATGGCGGGGGCCTTTTAATTCAGCTTGGACATTAGATAGTATATTTAATGCCAATTTTATACAAACTGGATTAATCAAAGCAGATATCTTTCAAAATTCTTTTAACAAGACTGGAGATGTATTGAAATTAGTTAATGGACTACTCCAAATTTGGAACAACAAAAAGAAAATAATGGAGTTAACTAAAAAAGGAATGGAATTTTGGAATTCTAAGGGTTCAATTGGAACGATTGGAACAACTGATTCTGTTGGTAATCCTTTTCCTGGGGCTTCTACTCCAACCCCTATTGAAGATAATTCTTTAGTTATTCGTACAAATGGAGACGGCAAATATATTTTGATTTCTCCTAAAGTAGGAAAAGGATTAGTTTTATTAGGAAATGGTAAAGCAATTTATTTTGGAGACTTAGATGTACAAGGAAAACTTACAGTTAAAGGAAAAGAAATAATTCCTGGACAAGGTGGTGGTCCATCGGGAGGTGGAGAATCTACTGGTGGGTATCCTAGTGAATTAAAAACAGATGCAGAAAAGAGAGCTTGGAGAATTTACGATATTTTGTGTAATAACGGATTTACGAAACAATCTGCATGTGGAATATTGGGGAACATTCAACAAGAAACAGGAGGAACTTTTGATCCTGATACTGTTCAAATAGGTGGACCAGCATACGGATTAGTTCAGTGGGATGGTTCTTCATATCCTCTTGTTGGTCCAGCAACATGGGATGGAAAAGTTTATGTTCAAAACTTATTTAATGCTGCAGGTATTAAAGAACCAATAACGAGCTTAGATGCACAAGTTCGATTGCTTATTTGGACATTTACAAATGGACAATGGATGGGCGTAGTACAACCTACGACGGTTGATGGATTTAAGGCCTGTACTGATCCAAGACAAGCAGCATATGCTTTTGAACGAAACTATGAACGTCCGGCAGCGACACATCCTGAACGTCAAGATTATGCAGTTAACTGGTATAACAAATTTAAAGATTTAAAACCAGGAGGAGCTACTGGAGAAGCAGGACTAAAACATTTAGAGTCTTTGATTGGACAACGAATTGGCAATGGTCAGTGTTATGGCTTGTCTGCAGAATATTCAGGATATCTGGGTGGTTGTGGCATGGGTGCTGGAACAAAATATGGTTTAACTCATGTGATAGGAAATACTTCTGCAGCATCTGATATTGGTATTGCCTATGATTGGTCTGCTGTTGGTTGGAAAGTGATTCAAAACCCTAGATATGATCAATTAGTAGTTGGTGCAATTATTAATTGGGCAAGAGGTGGACAAGTGGGTTCATGGTTTGCAGANGGAACTTATGGACATACTGGCGTTATCCGAGGCTTAGCTAATGGTCGTATGCAAACTTATGAACAAAACACAGAGTTAGGTATGATTTGTGGAAAGTTAGATCGCCAGTATTATAGTGCAAGTGCAATTTCTTCCATTGTCATACCACCAAAATAGGGAGGTGATTTAATGGCAAAGTGGAATGTCATATTAAGTACAACAGAACCCTATAATTACGTGGGGATGATTCAAGTTCGACAAGGCAATAAAAACACTGAAGTTATGGAAGCTACAATTGTCGAAAATGGTCTTCCATATGATTTATCAGAATGTAAGGTATATTTTGAATCAGTTGTTGGCGGAAAATATCCAGTCCAATTAGAAACAAGAATTGTGGATGCTAAAAAAGGGAAAATCAAATATATTTTTGATAAATATTCCATGCAGTGTTTGCATCGACAAACAGCCAATTTCATTATATTTAAAGGAGAAGACTTGATTGGAACAACTCAAGACTTCTCCTATTTTGTCATCAATGCTGTTTCAAAAACAGAAGGAGAAATGGGTTCTTATTGGCAATCAATTGAAGATTTAATTGCTGATATGACAGATTTTATTAATGAAAATAAAGGCGATTTTACGGACTGGATGAATGAAAGGAAAGAAGAATTTGATCGCTGGAGAGAAGAACAGGAGAATAGTTTCCAAGATTGGAGAGAAGGACAAGAATCAGATTATTTGTCATGGTTTGAATCAATCAAGGATATTTTGAAGTCTATCGATCCAGGTGGAGTAATGTTAGCCGAATTAATGGATGCACGTGTAGATCTTCAAGGTGTACGCCATGAATCGATTTCTGAACGTTTCCTATCCGATCTAAATTATTTGTATCAAAAAATGAAAGCAGCACTTTTCACGATTGAATACGGTGAAATTGAAGTGACTGATATTCTTCAAGACGATCTCTTTTCAGATAATCACGAAGTCGAAAAAATTGAAACAGTAGAATTTCCAATTGAAGAAGGAGCTTTGATTATTGCAACTGTTGATGATCCAAAACAGAATGTTTTCACTCTTGAGAAAGTTGGGGTGATTTGATGGTTAAAGTAAAGAGAATGATGGAGACTGATGAATCTGGTGTTAAACGTCAATTTATGCCAATTACACATGTTTCTGCAGTTTTAGGCTTAGAAAAAATGATATCAGGACAATCAAAAGTTCTTTCGGTTAATGGTAAATATGGTGCAGTCATTTTAACGAAAGCTGATTTAGGATTAGAGAATGCAATTACTGAACTACCTTATGCAAGCGAGACAAGCGATGGTATTCTTACTGCTGAAATGTTTCAAAAGATCGTAAATGGAGAAGGTGGAACATATATTTTGCCGATTGCTACTCCTGAACAATTAGGAGGTATAAAAGTTGGGGAACTCTTAGAAGTTACTGAAGAAGGTGTTTTATCTGCAACTAAGCAAACAGACTTCAATTTCTCTGAAGAATTAAAGGGAAAATTAGAATCTCTAAAAATATTAAAAGCAGGTGCAAATATATCAATTGCAGAAGATGGAACAATTAGTTCTACAGGTGGTAGTGGGACTGGTGGTGTTAATCAGTCATATGTAGATCAAAAATTCCAAGAAGCTGTAAATCAAGCAGAAAATTACACAAACGAAAGAATTCCAAATTTTACTTTTGAAAAAATCGGGGAGGTATAGAAAATGACAGATATCGTAAAAATAAAACAAAGCGGTGTACAGGTTTATCCACAAACTCATTGGAATGCTATAGAAGGCAAACCAACAACGGTGAAGGGAGATAAAGGCGATCCTGGCCAAGCAGCAACAATTACCATAGGAACCGTTTCTAGTGGTTCAACCGCTTCTGTTACGAATGTAGGAACATCATCTGCAGCTAGATTTAATTTTGTTTTACCAAAGGGAGATAAAGGTGATCCTGGAATAAATGCCACAACTACAGCTGTAGCTACAACTACAGCAAATGGGTTGATGTCGTCCACAGATAAAACTAAGTTGGATGGAATTGCAGCTGGAGCACAGAAAAATCCAGGTAATGCTACAACTACGACAGCAGGTTTAATGTCAGCAACCGATAAAGTGAAACTTGATGGATTAGCGAATATTACATTTGAGAAAGTGGGGACGGTTTAATGGCTGATATTGTTCAATTAAAAGAAGACGGAGTTGCTAAATACTTAAAAACGCATGTAGAAGCTATTGATGGTAAAGAAGCATTGGTGCAGACAGATGGAGACCAAGCCATTGCAGGACATAAGAATTTTTCAGGTTCTGTAACAATCAATAATAAACGTGTTTTGACGACTGATGATAACAGATATGAAGTGGTAAATCTGGTTGTCACTAACGGTAATACAGGGACAGCAAAGCTTTATCGTGAAGGAAAAACAGTTTCTATATATTTTGTGGCTTTAAACGGAAAAAGTAGTGGCGGGAATGATTCGGTTATTTTAACTGTTCCAGAAGGCTATCGGACACCAATTAGTTTTGAACAACTGGTTGGGTCAATAGACCGTTCTACTTTGAACAGTGCTCAACTATCTATTGGCGCAGACGGAGCCATTAAATGGAGAAGAAATTCAAGTTATGGATCAGCTTATTCATTTGTTATCACTTATTCAATTTAAGGGAGGAAATCTAATGAAAGTAGTTTACAAATCAATCAAGCCTTACGGATTCGAGCAAATCATTTTGAACAATCAAGAAAATATCCCTGAAAACTGTACAGAGATTAAACCACCAGTTCCTAACTGGAGACCAAGATTTGATTTTGATAAAAAACAGTGGGTTGAGTTAGCTACTGAAGAAGAGAAAAAAGGGAATGCTGTTGATAGCGTAGATGAATTGGCTAATATTAAGGCATTATACGAAACGCTGAAGGCAGAAAATGATGAATTGAAACAGCTAAATTCTAAAGCAATGCTAAACAATGTAGCAATCAAGCAAGAAAATGTCTTATTGAAAGAAAAGTCAGAAAGTTTAGCGCAGTTGAATTCAAAAACGATGCTTGCTTCTGTACAAAATACCAAGGAAATCGAAGAAATCAAAAAACAATTACAAGGTGGGAAGTAACATGTATTCATATGAAGATATCAAACTAATGTATGACTGGGGCTGTTTCACTAACGAACAAGTAATGGTTTTCGTTCCATTATGCATTACAGACGAAGAAGCAGATAAAATCATTAATAAAGATAAGAGCGCATCTTAATTGATGCGTTTTTATTTAAGGTAAAGGAGTTGTCACATGATTAATTTAGGGGAATGGGGAATGATAGCAGGATCAATAACCGCTATCGTTTCTTTGATTTTATTAGTAATTAGACCGATTGCTGCATCTTTCTCGAAAATTACTGAGACTCTTTCAAAAGTAAGCCACAATTTAGATTTGCTGACTAAAGATTTAGAATCGAGCAAATCAGATCGATTGATGATTCATGAAGAACTAAAGAAACACGATGAAAGATTAGATACACATACAGAAAAATTGGTGGAACACACGCAACAAATCAAAACTTTGTTTAGGGAGAGAAGAAAATGAATAATAAAACGTTCGAAGTACTAAAATGGTTCGCACTGGTAATTATTCCCGCACTAGCTACTTTCGTGGGGTTAGTTGGTAAAGCGCTCAATTGGCAGTACACAGATATCTGTGTTGTCATCATTACTGGTTTTGGCGCGTTTTTAGGGAGTGTGTTGGGTGTATCAAATCGAACCTACAAAATGTTCTCGGCTGAAAGCGAAGAAGGAGGAAACAAATGAAAAAGAAAATTACTATTACTGCGATGAGCCTGTTAACGGCTCTTTTTTTATTGCCAATTAACGGATTTGCCTATACTATCAACAATGAATTTAATTTGGGCGCAAATGAAGGTAGCTCACAAGTAGCAAATAATCAGTATATTTTACTGCATGAAACGGCTAATGAAACAGCAACAGGACGCAATGAAGCGCAGTATATGCAACGTTCATGGACTAGCGCTTATACTGCTTATATTGTGGGAGACGGCGGAATTGTTTATCAAGTCGGTCAACCTGGTTATGTACAGTACGGTGCTGGTTCGTATGCTAATGCCAACAGTCCTGTGCAGATTGAGTTACAACACACACATGATAAAGCAACGTTTGAGAAAAACTACAAGGCATACGTTGAATTGGCTAGAGATTCAGCAATGAAATATGGTATTCCATTAACGTTGGACACTCCTTATAACCAACCGGGAATCAAATCGCATTTATGGGTAACACAAAACATCTGGGGCGATCATACAGATCCTTACGGTTATCTTTCTGAAATGGGCGTAAGTAAAGAAAAATTAGCATATGATTTAGCTCATGGATTTACCGATGAAAATCCAACAACTTCTGAAAACAAGCCTGTCATTGATCCAACACGAGCTGGTGCAGCTAATCCTACACTGACAGATGGAACGAATTACGCCCACATTGATCAGTTTGGAGAAATCGAAAATGCAAATTTGCATGTAGCTGGATGGCACATTGCTAACTATAAATACGAGTATATCTTCATTATGGATTACAATACTGGGAAAGAATTAGCTCGAGTAAGAGCTGATGGAATTTATAGATCAGATGTAAATCAAGCTTATAATACTTCTGGAAATGTTGGCTATCATGTATCTTTTAACATGCGTAACTTCCCTAATAAGAAAGTCTATGTCATGATGCGGGCAACGAATGATCCAGAGGGAAACACTAAAGGCGGTGCGCAAGATTTCCATGACAAACGTTGGTATTTAAATATTCCTAAACGATAAAAATAGCTCCTCGTTGAGGAGCAGTACATAACTATATTGACAACTATAAAAATCATTCGATAAAATAGTGATGTTATCGCATATCTTCACTATCACCCATAATAGTCACACTCCAAGCTATGCGATAACAGGTTTGTTGCCACACATTCTACTGGTTGATTGTTTATGGCTTTATGTGGCAACAACCAGTACCCTTAGCTCAGTTGGTCAGAGCAGACGGCTCATAACCGTCCGGTCGTAGGTTCGAGTCCTACAGGGTACATTAACGTAGCCATTTGAATCGTTCTGTGTTAGAATTTTTTTGAAGAGTATTATACAAGCTAAAGCTTTTCTTCATTGCCACTCAAATGAGTGGCTTTTTTATGTATCCTTTTATGGATTAATGAAAGGATGTTTCACATAGTTATATTTCTGTATATTTGAAAAGTTTTACTTTGATTTTTAAATAGAAAGACATTTGGGTTAAATTGTGAGATAATAATAAAGAAGAGTTTAAAGCGCACCTCAAACCACTTCCCCATAAGTGTGTTACGCTTTAAACTCTTTTATATTTGAAGCTATTAAAAGGCATACCATATTTTTGAAAAAAAGTGAGAAAAAAGGCTTACAATTGGAGTGGTAGTTAATTAGTGACTTATTTTTGATTTTATAGCACTGATACTATAAAATATAGATATCATCATATTACACAATCTTAATACTAACTTAAAAAATATCTCCTTTCACAAGTATGGTGATAAAATTCGTTCCGGGCTACCTTTTTAGGTAGCCTACTTTAATCTTTGTATCTTTCTGGATCAACGAAAGTATACTTTATATAGTCATAACGCCGATGATCGCTACGTGCGTCCGGCACGTCAGTCACGATATCAAACAAAAAGTATACATCCTTCTTCATTCTAGTTTTCGCAGCAGGAATTTTGAAATAGTTCTTATTAGAATAGTAGAGATTGATTAATAAGCTATCTTCGATTGCTAAAAAGAAAACTTCTGAATTCCATACTTTATAAAAATCTTTGATAAATCTATTCGAAGGGTCAAATTTAAACCATAATTGTGTCTCATTGATTACGTCCATATAATTGTGTAAAAGTGAAGCATCAAAAAAGCCATTGATCTCAGTTAGGAGTACAATGTTTTTTGCAGAAAACATACTCGAATAGGACTGATATCAATGACTCAAGTACATTTTACTTTTGAAAGCGAAGAAATTCAAGCAATTATAAACGAAAGCGGTGCGAATGATACCGCAAAAACACTTATGACTATCATGTTTAATCAGCTGATGGAAGAACAACGAAATCAATATATTCAGGCAAATGCCTATGAACGTTCAGAAGAACGGCAATCACAAAGAAATGGTTACTACGATCGTTCGTTTACAACTCGAATTGGTACGTTAGAACTTCATGTTCCACGAACCAGAGACGGTAAGTTTAGTCCTACTATCTTTGAAAGATATCAGCGAAGCGAAAAAGCTTTGATCGCTGCCATGATTGAAATGGTCATTTCTGGTGTCTCCACTCGCAAAGTAACTAAAACAGTTGAACTGCTAACGGATGGTGCGACTGTTTCTAAATCATTCGTTTCAAATCTGATGAAACAGTTGGATCCATTTGTTTTTGAGTGGAGAAACCGGAGCCTAGAAGGCTCGGAATATCCATTTTTCATGTGTGATGCCCTGTATATGAAAGTAAGGGAAAATCATCGTATTGTCTCAAAAGGTGTATATATTGGTATCGGCATTGATTCTGATGGACGACGTACGATTCTTGGTTTTGATGTTCAAGACGGCGAATCGGAAGATAATTGGGATACCGTTTTTCAATCGTTCGTTCAACGAGGTTTGTTCGGTGTAAAACTGGTCATTTCTGATGCACACAAAGGGTTAGTTAAGGCTGTTCGCAAGAACTTTTTAGGTGCGAGCTGGCAAAGATGCCAAGCCCACTTTTTGAGAAATATTTTTGATAAGCTGCCAAAGAAAGTTTCTTCTGATGTAAAAGACGAGTTGAAGAGTATCTTTAAAGCCTCTGAACTTGAATTGACACGTGAAAGAAAAGAGCACTTCTTGGAAAAATATGGTTGTGATTCAAAATTAAGTGCTGCTTGCGACATTTTAGAAAACGGCTTTGAAGATGCTATTCAAATTTTGTCTTTTCCTGAAAATATCCGCCGAAGGATTCGTACAACCAATGTGTTGGAACGGTTGAACGAAGAGATTCGCCGGAGAGAACGAGTGATTCGGATTTTTCCAAATATCAATTCCATCACTCGGATAATTGGAACACTTTTGATGGAAAAAGACACTGAGTGGCTGGCTTCTCCACGAAAATATTTAGAATTTAATTCGAATAACATTTAGCACCATGAACCTGTGCGAGTCTCTTCTTTCTGAGGAGAGACATCAAGAGTCGCTGCGCTACTGCTCCTGACCTCTCTCCTCAGAAAGAAAGGCATGGCAGTTAGGTTCACAACGCAAAACATTGTGCTTTTGATGAGGTTGAACTTTTACACAAGATTGTGGACTTGACTGTCTCATTAAAAAGCATAACCATTACTCCGATCTGTTTTTAAAATTAGTTTCTACCTCTAATATATATCGAGTTTTTATTTTGCCTTCAGAGAATACTGTTTCTTTTTTTGCAGTTACAGGTTGTTTATTTTCGGAAAAAGCTAATATAGCTAAGATTGAAACATCCATCTGGAATTTATCTTTTTTACTGCTTTGATCATAAAAGTCTGCATATTCATCACTGATATTTTTTCTAATAAATTCTTCCATCAT